AAATTAGAGCAATACATGGTAAGAAAGGGAAGTCAGCAAAAGAAATACTAAGACAGACTAATCCTGAACTTGCGGCTACTATGAGCCTTAATGACCACTTTGTATTAGAAAAGGGCGCAAAACTTGAGCAATTAAAGAAACTTGACGAAGCTGCTGTAACTCTATTTAAGGAAATAACTAAGCTAGGATTTAAGCTAGTAGATTAACCATAAAAAAACAAAGCCCCAAGGGGAAACCTTGAGGCAATGAACACAACACTTTTATTTACCTAACACATGGAAAACGATACAAATATACAGATAATTATAATACCACCAAATTAATTTTGCCTAGCAAGTATCTTGTGAATATTTTTTGCTAATTCCTGAATAGAAATTTCCAACTTGTCAATTTTTTTTTCAAGCTGAGTAAGTCTATCACCATGAATGTCCTCCATCTTCTGAATGCGCTTTTCATGGTCCTCCATTTTGTTAAACAGGTACTTAGATATACCCATTAGAACGGTTGTAGTAACACCGCCTATCCACAGAAATATGTTTGTATAATCAGTCATTTTCTCCTACGTATAAAGCATAGATAATTATTGATAGCGGTATCACATTTGCTAAGACGGAAATATACGATGGTTCAAAGTACCCAAAAATGATAAATCTCACCATTGAAATTAGCCCGTCTGCTACCACCCCCATAAACACTAGCTTGCCTTGTTTTGTAACGCTTGTATGTATCCCGTAACAACCAATAAAGGTGACAAAAGAATACAAGCATAACTCCTTAAATAGCCAATTAATAACATCACTATCCGATAAGTCATTATTGAATAGCCATGCGTTTACAGGCTCTAAGGTTGGGTCTAGTGAAAACAGGGTGTAAAATAACACCGATAATATCAATATCCACCAACGCAAACTATTTCTTTTTAACTGATACCTTTTTAGAAAGTACCATCTTTCCTGTTGAATCTTTAACCATTGCTCTTTCTGTCTTAACAGCAGGCTTTTTAATCGGTTTTTTGGGTCCCATTTTCATATTGTTTATTGTTTAAGGTTTTGTCAAATATACAAATTAATTTCATGCGAATTGATGCACGGGGTTAGATGGTGGTGGAATAACAAGAGTGGTTAATACTGATTCATCAAATCCTTCCGGCACTAGCAAGTTCGCGTGCCATCCTGTTTTCCAAGTCTCAACAGAACCATCCTCGTTGAATGTGGCTGGAATCTTGCCTATCAAATGGCCGTGAATAGTGCCGTTTGAGAACTCGATTTCGCCTGAATAGCCTTCAATTATAGAGGCGATGTCAGCAATCAGCGCGGTTTTGGTGGTGGATTTTAGGTATAGCGTTTTCATAGATTACAAAGTTGTTAATGATTGAAGTTCTGCGTCAGATAACGGTGTAGGAAATAGCATCATTTGAGGTATATTAAAAATCCTTCCAAGTGATGTAATTCCAAGGTTTTGTAGTGCTACTTGAGTGAAAGAAGTTGCAGACACCTCTTTGACACCATTTACGAAAACATCTGCTGTGCTTCCATTCCATTTAATTGCTATTTTAACTGTGTCTGTTGTTGTGTCAAATAAAGATGTGCCAACGCCTGATTCATACTTCCATAGCTTGTGCCTTCCGCTAGGTCCAGCTGCTATAAAATTAAACGAATCGCCTAAAAACCCACTTGCCGAATTTGTCCCCAAAAATAAACCTGCTGTGTTGTCAGGGACAATAGATGTATTATTAATAAAATGTATATACCATGTTCCGCCACTTGCTGATATTAAACCATTTGTATAAACGTTGGATAGGCTAAACGTATCAGCAACACGTGTAACAGCTGTACCAGTTGTTGCGATGTAAGAACTAGCAAACGCTCCAACTTCTAGTTGGATTCCCCACGCCACAAAACTTCTTGGAGTAAAAACCGCTTCAAAGCCTATATAACAGTATGGTGCGGCAGCACCAGCCGTAAACGTAAGTGTTACTCTGCTCCATTCTGTTGAGATTTGCGTTATTGAAGCTGAGGCGCCGCTTGCGATGCCTGATACAACCGGAACGGCAGTCAATGCAGCTAAATCTATCGTGGCATATATCGCGGCGCTTGGTGAGCTCAGGTACATCCTGAATGTTTGCCCAGCAGTCAGGCCTATGTTTCTGAAATAGCACGAAAGCGTATAGGTCGTATTGTCGGCAATACTTATGCCGCCAAGTCTCCTGAAAAATCCGCCATCGACCGTGATGCTAATGGTATCAGCAGTAAGAGTTCCGTCAGGTGCTGTGTGGGTGTTTGATACCGCACTGGCATTGTAACCGGACCAACCTGCATCTGTGAAATCTTGGCTCCACAGTGCTGTATTAGTACGCTGCGGCTCAAACAACCAAGCAGGGCAGCCACTATCTGGATATTCCAAAGCTGGCACGTTATTAGCAAGCGACTCAATTATACCGCTTGAATTTCTCCGAGTGCGTGAGCTTGCCCTCGCAAACGTCAAATCACCGCTGCCGTTGGTCGGCTTCAACGCATATATCTTTGATGCCTTGTAGGCATTCGGAGTTATGATTAGACTGGCACTATTATACAAACTTTGCCCTAAACTATTCAAATAGTTTTGAAGGCACGTCTGCGCTTCAAAAGTACCACCATCGGCAGTTACTCTTGATATAAAATTTATTATCAAATTAGCTGCGTTAACAACCATCTGTATTCCTATTTGAATTCCTATTCTCATTGCTTCAAATTTAGTGTTTATCCGTTACTTATTTTCATGTTCTTAGTGCTAGTGTCCCACCACGCCACGCCTACTATTCCTGGGTCTGAGGTTGGAAATCCATCTTCTAGTCTTAAATAATTAATGACTGGACTCCTGAATGGGAAAAACAATCCTGAACCCTCTGAAATATCTTCACTTGGAGTAAATGAAGAAATGTATATAGTCGTTGCTCCTGCACCTGCGTCCGCTGTAATATTAAGTTCATAAATAACTCCACCTTGATTTGGGAATAAAATAACTTTATCACCCTCTTTAACATCTCTAGTGGTTGCATCAACATCAATACTAGTAACAGTTCCAGAAACATCGGTTTTAAGCCTAGTAAACGCCCTTTCTGAGCTAAATTTAATCCAATTGTTGTTTCCTGTTGCTACCGCTCGTTGCGTATCGCCTACGCCTTCTCTGATAGTTTGAATTGCATTATTAATATTCGGTGTTCCGCTATTGGTCACGTCTAAATCGGTAGAAATAGACTGAATTTTAAACCACTCAGCGTTGTACTTGTCTTTTATTAAATCTTGCGAACCTCCATTCAAAATATACTTGTCGTCATCGTACCATATTGCGAAATGTGGCGGAACATCTGTAATAACTTGACCTTGATAGCGTGGACAAGGTATTTTTTGACCTGAAATAATCTCACGAATTAACAGTTCATTTATATCATATGTAGGTCCTGTTTTATCTACTGACCATGCACTTGATAAATCAGTTGGTGAACCGCTTGTACCAATAAATAAGGCTTGATTGCTTGAATAATCAGGGCCATCCCCAATACGCGCTTCAGGTAGTTCGTAATCCTTAGAATTAATTAGACTTGAATTATTTTGAACTCGATAAAGTTTAAAATCAAAATCGTTATTCGTATCCACTAAAGCTTGTACTTGTGAATAAGATAACGTACCTCCAGAATTTAGAGCTATTGATAATACTTGAATCGAACAAGGCGAATGCGTACCGCTAGGAAGGTCAGGAGTGATTATGGAAATTATCATAGTCCCGTACTGTGTAACTCCCATTTCTACCGTACAGGTTGTGGCTGCCATTGTCCATACATAACCACCTGTTGGAATATTAGCAAGATAATATACGCCACAATTTATAACTAAAGTAGCGGTAATTATTGGAGCAATTGTTATTGAAATTAAACCAGAAACGCCATAATTATAAGTTACCAATATTCTCAATTTCCTGCCAGTTCCGCCCAAAACAGCATTAAAACTTTGCCCGGTTGTTAGTGGTATTGTTGGGTCAATTAAGTTCTGACTTTTACCAATTTCAAAATTTCTTGATACGCTTCTTGCTGCCGGAAAGTACTGCCATTGGTTACCTGCTTCTACAAAATAAGTTACTTGATCAACCGTATCATTCCATCCAGGTGAACTAGCTGAAACAAAATTCCCTGCATAGCTGTAAATCCTCTCGTACAGAATATTTGTTTTGTTGTAAAGATTTACGGTCACGATCTTGAAATATCCTTCACTTAATAAAATTCTGCAATTGAATTGAAGTAGAATTGTTTCGAGTGCATCATAACAACTTATTGGCTTATTGTTGTTAGTGTCTTCTTTGTCGATATCAACTAACGCCCAACGCCTAAAGAAAGTTTGAGTGAATGGGTCAGTAGTGCTACTTACCGCGCTCATATTTGCTTCGTACCAATTAACAGAATTACTCCAAAGCCTTGCTGTGGTTAATCCTGCATAGGTGAAATATTTGTATAGCGGTAGTTTCTTGATGAGTAAAAACAAAGTTGAATTTATACTAGCCGTTACATTTGTCAACGCTTCGGTGAAAGGTAAATCTTTTAATCTCGCTAGGCCGTCCGTTGCGGTTAATGTCATTTGATAAGGATAGCTTGCGTCCTGCCTTTGAAATAAATCAGGAAGCAATACGCCTACCCAATATAATTGAGAATTTCGGTAAACTACCGCAAAGAATCTATCCTCACCTTCATCAACTGCATTCAGAATATTGTTGAATAGAATATTTTCTTGCCCTACATTTTCAACCAGCATGGGGATAGTGCATTTACTACCCTTAATTACTGAATATCTTTCATCCGATTGGCTTTCGTATTCTATGGACAACCCAGGTGCAAGTCTGAAATATCTTGCACTACTTAAATACTCAGTATCTATAATTTGCACCTCGAAATCGTGGCCGTATTGCTCAGATTTTGTCGGAAAAGAAATCAAACAAGTACTCATTTTACCCTGGTTTGTTTTTGATTAGATTTTTGAACAGAAAGCAATAAATCATTTCCGAGCAATCTTGAGTTTATTTCTACATTCATGTTATTTGGTGAGAAATTACCACCCATAACCGAACCGGTACCGGAATAGCTACCGGATGCTTTTGGTGTTGAATTTCCACCCGACTTTGTACCTAGATAACCAGCAACCGATTTAAGAGCAAAACCACCACCAAGATAAGCATACGCCATCGGTGCGACTGCGGTTGCTCCAGCTAGTGCTGCTCCTACCATTGCGCTACCTATCGCTATCATTGCGCTTCCGATTTGGTCGGCTATGCTTGCGAAAAACTGACCTATCGAAATATCAGCACCTGCCAATGATTGACCTATAATTGTGCCTAGTTGTCCAAACGCATTCGTGGCAGTACTTAGAATAGCTTTGTTGAAATCTTGCAAGGCTCCTGCTGTTTGCTCTGCCCATGCTTTTGTTTTTGCGCCTGTTTGGTTTACAAAGTTTTCAATTGCAATTTGACCCGCCCTAAGCCTAGTATGCAAGTCGCCTAGTATATTATCGCTCAAAGGTTGTTCAATTGTTAGTGCCTGCTTTGCCTCAGGTTTTACAAACTTATTCTGTGTTTCAGACTGCTTTTGAGCAAGTATGTTTTCAAACTTTATTTTCTTTTCGTATTCTGCTATTAAGTCTTTATTTGCGTTTATTTCATTTTGGATTTGTAGAATCTTAGTCTTAGTGGCCATGTTAGCCAATAGACCTGATTGAGTAGATGAGTCTTGGAACTTAGCTGCTTCTTTTTCTTTTGCTAGTTTCTTTTCAAGTTCTACTATTTCCTGCCTAGCTAGGTTTATCTTTTCTTTATCAACTGAAACGCCCTTAAGTTTTGCATTTGCTTGTAGCTGCAATTCTTTGTTTGACTCTTTTAGCTTATTGGTCATTTCTACAACTGAATCATGAGTCTTGCTTAAACCTAATTCAAGTTGAAAATTAGATTCCCTTACCCTGTCTTGTGATTCTGAAAGTGCAACGTAAGCGACGCCCAGTGCTACAACTGCCCCGATTAGTACCGTAAATGGATTAGCCAAAATCCACGCTTGCATAGATGCTAGTGCCGGAATTACATTAGTGTTTATTACTACTGCAAGTGCATTAAACGCCCCTTTTGCCTGTTCAAGTGATTGCCCCATACCTGCAATTCCTTGCAAGCTCATTAATGTGGCTATTGTCTTTTGCGTGTTTTCAGATTCAACCCCAAACAATTGCATTGCACCTACTGCCCCCTGCATAACTCCGGCCATGCCTGAAATTGCATCACCTGCTACCTTGAATCTTTGTTCAGGGTGAAATGCTTGCACTACATCATTAACATCGTCCAATTGGTCTTTAAAATCAGCCGCTCTTTGCGCTGCTTCAATAAACGCTGCACTCGAAGTACCTTGAGTCATTGCAAGCACTTGAGCATCTTTAGCAGTTTGCCTATACGCTTGTTGTAAGTTCTTAAATGCAGGTGCTGTTTTGGTTTGGATGTCATCAGTAACTTGAGACAATTTACCACCTGCATCCTGAATAGCTTTTGCAGCTTCGGCGGTCCCGGTTTTAATTCCAGAACTGTCAAAACTTGCACCTATGTTTATCATTTTGTCACTCATGCTTCTGCTATCTTATTCGCTAGGTTGTAAATATCCAAATTCTCCTTTATCCATTCCTGCTTTGTTCTTGGTGGTTTTTCATCCCAATCGAATCTAACTAAGTCAGTAGGTTTAATTGGCCGTTTTGAGTAAGGGCTTAAACTTACCGCAGCTTGCCACCTTGCCACGTTCCACATTGTTTGCCTGCGCTCTAATTCAAGTTCTGAATGTCCGGCATATTTCTGAAAAAAGAACCTAATCGAACAGTTCCAAAACTCGCTTTCAGTTAGATTTAACCTTCCGTACCCTATTCGCTCGTATTCGTCAATGTTTTTTTTTGAGTTGAAAAATATTGAGAAACTTCACTTGCAAATGCTTCAATAATTGTGACCACATCATTCCAATCTGAATAGTCTAGTACTTCTTCAATTTCTTCAATACTCAATTTTTTACCTATACCGTAATGAGCAATTACAGCGCATTTCGTGAAGTCTTGACCAAACTCAGTCAATTGTTCTAGCTTTAAGTTTTCAGCCTTCAAAAGTTCTGTTAACGCTTTGAATGAGTACTTGAATTCGTACTCAATTCCATTTAATTTAATTGTTGTCATGTTTATCTTGTTACAAAAAAGAAATAATCTGAATAGTTGTAAAATGTCCCATCAAGTGTACTCATTTGGTCGATTCCATCAACTTCATTTTGAAATTGACTGACTTGAATTGTAGTACCGGATGAAGTAGTATTAATTACGTTTTCAAGTAAAACTCGAATCCTATTCTTAACAGTTTGACAGGTATCAAAATCGGTGCTAAAAGTACTGACTTGAATTCTGTACCTATCCATTGTGCTTGCTTGCGCTTTGGTATTTGTCGGAAGATTTGAAATAACATTAATCACAACAAAAGGTGACTGAGTTCCCTGTGGTGCTGCATTGGGGTAAATCTTTGAACCAACCAAACTAGTTAAGGTAGCATCAGCGACTAAAATTGAACGTATAGCAGAATAAATACTCATATTACATCAAATCCTTTCTTTTCTAGTGTCGAAACTAATACACTCATTATTCTTTGATTCAAGTCACTTGCTACTTGTGATTCAACTTCATCCTTTGTCCTGCGAATAATACCCAACGGGACAACTCTACCAGTTGAAATTTTGGAACCGTACAAACGGCCCTTTCCAAGACTTACGCCACCTTGTTTTGTGTTTGCTCTGTGCCTTTCAACCGTACCATACTCAAGTAAGTGCGCTGTGTTTCCTCCTTGTCGGTAGTTAGGTCCAATGTAGTAAGTATAGTAAGGGTCATTATTACCTTTTCGTTTCCGTTGGAATGCCATTACTGACTTGATTAAATCCCCTGTTACTCGATGCGTTTCGTAATTCTGTTTTAATTCTTTAACGACTATTTCAGATGAGGTTTTAACCGCTGCAAATAGTTCATCATCCGGCAATTCTTTACCAGCCTTTTTTAGTTCGTTAACCAATTCAGAAACGCCTGTAACTTTAAATTTAATCATTCCTGCGAATCCTTGCTTATACCTCTTATCTCATACCCTACTTTCAGACCTAGCCCAAATTCGTCAATGGATGAAATATCGAATGTTTGGCTATTCCAAACTATTTGCATTTTCTCATTAATCGAAATCCCCTGTTTCCTAATTCGGAAAATAGCTACCCTACTAGCCACCTTTTCATCGCTCTGGTTAGATTCTGCGCCACCAGTTGGCACTACCTCAGCCCACAATGTATAAAGAGTGGAGTAGGTGCGCGTAACCGCCCCGGATGCACTTTGCGAATTAGTGAATCCTTGAACAATTACGCGCTGATTATATTTCCCGATGTTAATACCCACTATGCAACGGTTCCCGAAACTGGCGCTCCTGTAATTTCAAACGAAGCTGTGAAGGTTTCAGCGTCTTCCATAGGTGCTGTAAGTGTAGCATTTGTGCACAAACATTCAGCTTCGTAATACTTATCCCCAGAGGTGGCGGATGTCATCCTAACCGTTAATACTGTCTTAGCGATCATAGCTGCGTAAAGCTCCTCAAAACCATAAGTTGCGGCTTCATCGAATACGCCTTCAAAATCGAATGTTCCTGAACCTTGACCATAAATTGACTCTTTCCAACCTCCTGAATCCTGGTTTGAAACATCAATTGTCGCCCGGGACAAATTGAATGACTTTGATTTGCCCTTTGCTATTGCGGTGCCTTCTACCTTGAGTACTACCGCTGTTCCATTTTGTGCTCCTGCCATATTTTTATTTTTATTTGTTTACAAATCTGTTAATAAAACAATACCGCTACTTGATTCGCTTCCAGTAGCGAATACTTTCTTCACTTCAACCGGGCAAGGAACTCCTGCAACGATATAAATATCCTGCGCGTATAGTGGCGCAACTGTTGTTGAATTCGTGTCGAAGTGAAGTGCCGGAAGTACTCTATATGTGCCGGAAGTTGTCACGCTAATAAATCCTGTTTTTCTAATAGCAGAATTGAATTGCTGTGTTTCAATAAATGTCGGTAGTGTAGTTGTTGATCCGGTCAAATCAATTGCAGAACCGCCAAAGCTTTGACTAACTTGAAAGGTTGAACCAGATACACCTACGACATAATAAGGTACATTAATTGAAATACCTGTTACCGTACCTAATGAGGTAAATTGAATAATATCACCGTTTGCTAGTCCGCTGCCTGCCGCAGTAATTGTATTAGCTGATAAATCAACCGCGCTAGGAGTAATTTCAGTACCTCTGAAATTTGTCCATCCTGCCGCTGTTAAATAATTTGTATCACTTGGCGTAACTTGTACTAAACGTTGTGCTGTACTTAAATTCATTGTTTTATTAATTTGTCGGTTGCCCGGAATCGAACCAGGTAAAGCCTACCAACCGAATACATTATTTCTGTAAGGTTCTAACAAAAATTGACTTGATTGAGGTATTTCATTTACTTGAGTGCCTGTAACTACATCTTGCCTATTCTCGTAATAATGCCCAATGATAAATTTCATTGCTAGTTTAATATCATCGGGTACATCACTTGCTAAATCACCATGCCCACAGGTAAATTTAATTTGCATTGCGTTTATCTGATTCTTTATTGTGGATGGCAAATCAGTAAATTGAACACGACAAGGGTTTGAATTTTTATCTACAATGTACTTACTTGAATCAATTGTTTGAATATTTCCATCAATGTCAAAATACTTAATTGAATCAACTGTTTGCAATGGGAATTTATTTATTTCTACAATATCCGAAATTTCCGAAAAATCAAGCGAAAGCAGCCATGATTGGGTAATCAAAGGTCGATAAGTCCTAGCTTCAACTTGCCTTCTTGCAGCTATTATAAAGCTAGTAATTAAATCATCCTCTGAATCAGTATCAACACGCAAATACTCCTTAACCTCTTCCAAGGTCAACGGTTCATCTTCCGGTTGTTTCTGTATTAAATACCCTGCCATTATTTTGATTTCTTTTCAGTCTTTTTTGGCTCAGTTTCTTTTGGCTCTGATTCTTTAACTAATTCAGCAAATTCATTCTGAATCATATCGGTACCAATCGCTTCCGTTACCTCAATAACTTCCCCGGCAAAGTGCGCCATTTTGTATGCGCCACAAATTGTCTTTAATAACTTTACTTTCATGTTTTTTTTGAATTAGGGGAGGTTTTACCCTCCCCGTTATACACCTAAAGAAAACACAACCTAGTTGGCCAAAATATCAGCAATTGCACCCAATGCAGCTGGCTGTTTCACCACAACATCAACATACTGATTTACGGTTAAAGCGGTATATCCTGAACGCGCATTACTGTATGGATCAACAACAACTTCAACACCTCCGAACTGTCCTACAACAACTTGACTGAAATCACCTGCAATAAGTGCTGAACATACTGCACCGGATGCATTCTTAGTCAATGTATCAGGGATGGATGCGGAAACAGAAACAGGGTAACCTGCAATTGATTTGCTCAACGCGCCAAACGCGTTATTATACGATACAATCATATTACCGCTACCAGTGTCGGTACTGGTTTGAAGCATATTCGCAAATACCTTAGGGTTAGTTACCCACTTGTAATTGTCAAGATTACAATTCGCTGTTGCAATAGCCTTCCATAACTCCATAACCTTTGCGAAGCTAATAGCTGCACCATTTGTACCCATGGCTACTGATTGAATGCTTGCAGTATTCAAAATTCCGGTTGGTTCGCCTGAACTGCCTGAGCCATTGAATACAGCACGCTGCAATGTTTGAGCAATTGAAGCCATAATATCCATCATTACCATCTGGTCAACGCTTCTATTTGTTTGAATGGCCAAACGCTTAGAAATATTTGTTGCACCATACAGCAATTTAGGACGAAGTGAACGACTTACTACAGTAGGGTCATCAGGTGACTGAGTACCTGTTTCACCATTTGCCCATCCAGAAACTACTGCGCTTGAAAATCCAGGCAAATCAGTATTTGCAGAAAGTCCTGAAAGAACCTGAACACCAAGTTCGCCTAATACTGTTTTATCGAATAAGGCATCGAACCACTCAATTTTATCGGTAGGAATCAAGTTACCACCGTCCGCAGCAACATTGGCAGTCATGGTACGTTTTTCGCTTGCAATAGCACCCATCAATTTACTTGATAGATAAGCACCGCCCGCGGTAACTACACCCAATGAACGTGCTTCTTTAGCTGATTCCTCAAGCATTTCGCGCTCAAATCCGGTAACACCTTCAATGCCGCGTTTCTCGTCATATTCGGAAATCATTTTGCTGATTGAAAAACGTTGCATTTCGCGTTTTTCTGGATCTGGTTCGGCAAATTGTTTGCCTACTTTTTTTGCTTCACGTTTTTCAAGTTCCAAAGCTGTTTC